TCCTGTTGGTCCTGTTGGTCCAGTACCTCCAGATGGACCGGGTGGTCCCGGTGGTCCTGTACCTCCTCCAGAACCAGATGGTCCTTGAGCTCCTTGTGAACCTTTATCACCAGTTCTATACCAATCAACTGCTATAACATCGGTGTTACCAAAGCTGCCATTGTAATCTCCTAATGTTATTGGGAAAGCAATTGTAGAAGAAGCTACATCTTCAGAAGAAGCTCCAGTAATATACCATATACCCCAATTATCCGCATCATTAGCTTCTTGTAATTTAATCCAGCCTCTCACTCCAGTTGTTGTTGAATCATCCCATAATCTTAAGAAATCTAAAATATTAGTGTTAGGTTGATAGGCTGTATAACTTAAATATAATGTGTTAGTGGCTGTTCCTATTGAACTACCTAAAGTAAAATAAGTACTTGATGGTGTTGAAGCCATCGTAGTACTATATCTATATTGTTGTTGAGAACCTACCTCACCAGCACCACCTGTAGGTCCTGTTGGTCCTGCTGGTCCTGTTGGTCCTGCTGGTCCTGTTGGTCCCGGTCCTCCTCCGGGTCCGGGTGGTCCTCCGGGTCCGGGTGGTCCTCCACCACCTGTAGCACCTTGAGCACCGGTAGCACCTTGTGCACCTGTACCTCCGGGACTTCCTGCTGGTCCTTCTGGACCTTCTGGTCCTGTTGGTCCGTCATCTCCTTGTGCACCTTGAGCACCGTCATCTCCTTGAGCTCCTTTATTACCTTGAGCACCTTGGTTACCTTGAGGTCCTTGAGGTCCTTGAGGTCCTTGAGGTCCTGTGTTTCCTGTAGCACCTTGTGCACCTGTAGCACCTTGTGCACCTGTAGCACCTTGTGCACCTTGAGCACCTACTGAACCAGCTCCTCCGGGTCCGGGTGGTCCGGGTGGTCCTGTACCTCCGTCAGCTCCTTGTGCACCTTGAGCACCTTGAGCTCCATCACTACCGGGTGGTCCTCCGGGTCCGGGTGGTCCTCCACCACCTGTAGCACCTTGAGCACCGGTAGCACCTTGAGCACCGGTAGCACCTTGAGCACCGGTAGCACCTTGAGCACCTGTAGCACCCTGATTACCTTGGTTACCTTGAGGTCCTTGAGGTCCTTGAGGTCCTTGAGGTCCTGTTGGTCCTGTACCTCCAGTACCTCCTGTTGCTCCTTGAGCACCTGTAGAACCTTGAGCACCTGTAGCACCTTGTGCACCTGTATCACCTTGAGCTCCATCACTACCGGGTGGTCCTCCGGGTCCGGGTGGTCCTCCGGGTCCGGGTGGTCCGCCACCGCCTGTAGCACCTTGAGCACCTGTAGCACCTTGAGCACCTGTAGCACCTTGTGCACCTGTATCTCCTTGAGCGCCTTGTGGTCCTCCGGGTCCTGTTGGTCCGGGTGGTCCTCCGGGTCCTGTACCTCCGGTTGGTCCTTGAGCTCCTTGAGCTCCTTGTGAACCTGTAGTACCTTTATCTCCTGTTCTATAAAAATCTATTGCAGCAACATTACCATCACTAAAAGTTCCGTTGCTATCTACTTGTGCAACAGTTAAACTGTAAACATTACTAGAAGGTCCTGATAAACCTGTAATTTGAAATATAGCAAATGTTGCAGGAGCTGATACTTTTGTAAATTTAATAAAACCATCTATTGTAGATGTAGAATCGTCCCATGTCTCGATGTAATCTCCTACATCAGCATTGGGTATATAAGCGTCTTCGTGTATAGCAATTGCTGTTGTTGTACTTCCTACTCCAGAAGTATTACTATAAACATATTTTTGAGCAGTTGGAACACCACCGGGCGTGGCGTCAAATATATATTGTAATTGAGAACCTAAGTCTCCTGTATCTCCTTGCGCACCTTGTGGTCCTTGTGGTCCGGGTGGTCCTGTACCTCCGGTACCTCCTGTAGCACCTTGTGCACCTTGAGCACCTGTAGAACCTTGAGCACCTGTAGCACCTTGAGCACCGGTAGCACCTTGAGCACCGGTAGCACCTTGGGCACCTGTAGCACCTTGTGCGCCTGTATCTCCTTGAGCACCTTGTGGTCCTCCGGGTCCGGGTGGTCCTCCGGGTCCGGGTGGTCCTCCACCACCTGTAGCACCTTGAGCACCTTGAGCACCTGTAGAACCTTGAGCACCTGTAGAACCTTGAGCACCTGTAGCACCTTGAGCGCCTGTATCTCCTTGCGCTCCATCACTACCGGGTGGTCCTCCGGGTCCTGTTGGTCCTGCTGGTCCTGTTGGTCCGGGTGGTCCTCCACCACCTGTAGCACCTTGAGCACCTTGAGCACCTGTAGAACCTTGAGCACCTGTTGGCCCTGTAGGTCCTGTTGGTCCACCTGTTCCAGTCTGGAGAGTGGTCTCTTTCCTGACTGCGTTAAACGGTAAACTTTTTAAATTACGATTATATCTCATAGGACCTCAATAATAAAATTGGGGAGTTTAACCCACTCCCCGAGGGTGTAAAAAACCTTAGAACAATCTAAGCGTTGATTACAATTGAACCGACTTCAGGCCTAACGATTTTTAATCCATATCTCATAGACATGTATGAACCGATAATTCCGAATCCGGGGTTTGCTTCTTCAACAGTTAGAGGTCTTCTTTCTACGTAAGCCATTGGCTTGGTTGAAAGGTCGAACACTCCAATTCTGTCAGATGGTACCCATGCGTTAGATATAACGGTTAACCCATATATATTTCCTACGACGCCGTAATTCTGATTGGCACCGGCTAAGAAAGAGTTGTCCATCATTGCACCAGTTGAAGCTCCTGCATTACCAGAGGCGTTTAGAGTGCCTACTGCTCCACCTTGTCCTCCGTAGAAGATTGTAGTGAAATCTGCAAGGTCCATTAAGGACTTCATGTGTGCTGGTGATATGAAAACGTGGGTTGCGTTGTAACCGTGAGCTGCGATTCTATCGATAGCTGAGGTTATATCTCCAACTGCGATGTTTCCTGCTGTAGCAGATGCGCCATTGAAGTACATGTCCCTGATTAATCTAGTGGAACTTTCGTTACCATAAGAATTTACTCTTGAACCTGTAGCATCAATATCTCCGGCTGAAATACCTGCTCCTAGGAAACCACCGTATGGGTTGGTTGAGAATGTCGTGATGTCAGCTTCAGTTGTAGAAGCGTCAATTGCGATTGTTCCGAATGTTGAGTCTGCTGCACCACCGAATATAACTTTAATTACATGTTCGGTCATGTGGCGGTCAACTGCTCTGCGAGCTTCGTTCAATGCCATTTCTACTTCGTTGAATCTTGAATCTTCAATCATTCTTCGGGTTACACCTACTGCTATACCCCACTCTTTAACTGATACTCTCTCGGAGCGTAGTTTTGTGTGTTGGTATTGCGGAGTGTTACCTTCGTCTAGCTGTTCTAGCTTCATGCTAGGTCTGTTAAAAGTAATATCAATATTACCGCCTGTGTCTGTAGTCATTGGGTCTGCAAAGAGGCTCATTACAGGAAGGTCTGTGACCTTGTAATCCATAATTGCATCTTTGTAGTCAATTAAGACTCTCTCACCGAGTCCGCCGTTGACGGAGCCAGTGTTTAGGCTTGTTAGTATACCGGGAGTTGCGTCGACCATTTAAATCACTTTAGTTCCTCATTAAACATTTGACCATGCGTACATCTGTTCCAGTACCAAGTTCCAAACATACTGCGTATGATGTTCCTGATAATGCTAATGTAGCGTCTGTTCCAGTTACTAAGACACCATTGGCTGTAACTTTTAATAACTTACCTTCATCCATGGTTCCTGAGACAGCCACGTTTAAAATTACACCTTTACCTGTTACAACACTCATGATGTCTCCATCAGCAGCAGCATCTGTTAATGCTACTCCTATAGCGTTGTGTGCATTGACTCCACTGTGGTCGACTTTTCCGTCGCCTGCTAGTGTAACCAATCGTCCAGCTGTTACTGCTGAACCTGCGGTAAATGGTAATATACGTGCTGGTGCTCCACCATCGTTTACTAATACTTCTGTTGCCATTTTTAGTCACCTCTTAGTACTTCTCGGTCAAGGGTAATTTTACCATTGACCATTTTTACTCCGAACTTTCTTTCGGTAGTTTCTGGAACTGCTTCACCTTCGTTAGCTTTTCCTTTACCGAATGAACGTTCTACTTGTTCTGGCTCTGGCATTAATGCCAAAGCTTCGCTGAATCCAGTCAGCTTGTTCTCATCCCATGTGGAAATTTCCTCAACACGTGATTCAGACTTGTCCTCAGAAAGAGTTCCGAGTAAGACTTCGCGAGAAATAACAGACTTTACTAAGTCGGTCTTTCTTGCTAATGCTTCTTCTTCTGCTCTTTTTTCTTCAGCTTCTTTAAACTCAGCAATCATTTTCTCAGCTGCTTTGTAAGCATCTTGCTGTTCCTTGATTGTTGCCTGAGCTTCTTCCAACTGTGTCTTAAGGGAAGCGAATTCACGCTCGACAATTTCCTCTGCATCGGATTTTACATTGGTTTCTTCTGTCATAGTTTCTACCTCTGTCCCGCCTGTGCATTCACAATTTTCTTTTTCAGTACCACAACAACTGTCATGGGCATCTTTAGAATCAGGTGAATCACATTCGTCCTTGTTGTCGATTGTGCATTCCTTGCAGACGGGGTCCATCTTTTCATTGTCTATGAATGAGACTTCCGTGGGACGTATGTTAGTGGCGAATGTATCGCCCATCACATCAATATCGTTGGAAAACCAATCAATACTAACGTGTGTCATATCCCCGTCTTTCACTTTTTCCATTGCTTCTTCACCGCGATTATGTTTACTAGATATTGTTGCCAACATCTTAACCGCAGTCTTTCCATTATCCATCTCTATTACCTGAGGGTCAGTAGCCATGCCGATTAAATCCTCGGGGGTTCGTTGATGGTCAACATAAATAGGTAGCTCTGTAAAAGAGTCTACCGCTTTTGTTAATATACTAGGTTCAATATGAACCTTTCGGTCAATTCCGTCTTCCTCATATTCATGAGGTCCGGATGTAATGGCTATAACGGGGAAAGTCACGGTAGATTCCCCATCATCAGCCTTGTTAAGCGTAAAATCAGAACCTTCTTGAATTTGTAATCCAAAAGACCTTCGTTTAGGTTCTGCCGATGTAGTCCTACCAAACTCCCGCTCTACGCCATTTTCGTCTGCCCAGATGGTACACATCGAAGCAGCGACTTGGTCATGGTCATCAAGACCACGTTCTTTTAGCGATTTGCTAACAGTTGTTACACATTTTTTATAACTCATGTTCTATCTCCTGTCGCGTTTGCGGAGGGTTTGTTACCTCTATTTTGTTCTCTAGCAGATTCTTCTTTCTTATCTTCGTTCTTTCCACCAGATATGTTTACATTCTTATCACTCTTTTCTTGTTCAATAGGAGAAGCTTTAATGTCTTCAGAAGTTTCCATATCTAATTCTGTAACTCCTTCAGGGTCTAATCCTCTCTCTTCTCTAACTTCACCGGGTGATAATACTCCTTCTGATAAATAAATCATATCAGTCTTAGCTTTAGTGAATGCGTCGTCAACA